CATTGTTTAAGTGATTCTCAATTAAGGTATGAGTTGTCTTACCTCTATTGATAGCAGTTGTAGAAATATAGTTAGCCATTTTCTCGCCAACTGCATTTCGCCATGCCTGTAGACCTACTTGTTTTTCGGGTATCTGTCCTAGTATTGATGTAACGGAAGGCATATTAACACCATCAATAGTATAATATCTTACACCATTTTGACTCTTACCTTTCACACCTAAACTTTTAGGTAATACTTCTTCATTCAATTTAACACGTTTAAACATAATATACCTTTCCGTATAATTTTATATAATCATTATATCAGATAATTACAAGATTGTCAAGCTATATACCTTTCTGCATATACAAGTCAATTATCTTGTTTTGTTCTTCTATTCTGTCATTATTAAGACGTTCAGTAGCTCAACTAGGGTCATACGGTTCATATACCGTCTTACCATCATCATTTCTGTATGCTCTTAATACTTGTTTTCTGTTTTCTTCTTTGTTCTTATACGAACAATGAATCCATCCGCTATTAGGTTCTTCTGGTTTATGAAACTCTAATATCAGTTGGTCAAAATCTAAACTATCAATAATATATTTTGCTAAATCAGCATTTGCAATGCCAAAGATTTCAAAGTCCGCAGCTTGCCCTTTGGCGTGCTGTGATTTCATTGATGATCCTATCTTCACACATAACTCTGGCGATCTGTACCCACTAGATACTGATACTACCTTGCCATAGTGATCTCTAACTTTTTGTAGAACATTGTCACATAGTTTCTTTAAATTATCCATATGATCTTCGCTTGGATTATTGCTAATACCATGTCTATCTGCTGTTTGAGAAGCAGTTAGTTCTTTAAGCGAAAAGTTTTTGCTTAGTTGCATTTAATTTATCCTTTGCTATAAGTTTTATTTTCTTTAAGGTTCTTATATCGTACCATGCTTTATTTGATCTGTCTTTTTTTCTTTTATCTTCAATTTCATTCACCGCTCGTTTTAGTTCTTTGTGATGAGCTTTTATTTCTAACATATTATCCCCTTGTAAGTTTTAATATTTTATCCATCTGAGCCTTGATGATTGGTCCTCTATTAGGCCAATGTATATAAGGTTCTTTGGATTTTGAAAGATTGTATAAAAACGGTAATACAATCTTCTCAATCTCTTTAAATCTTTCTGATACGTCAGCGTCCTGTATTTCTTTGTTAACAGAGTCTTTCTCTGCTACAATCTGCATAACCTCGTTCATCATTGATTTTATATCAATTACATCTGCCTTAACTTTTGCTATCTCTAAATTAGAATTTTCTACTACTTTAGGGTCAATAGCTGGTGATGTTTCTTCAGCTGGTTTCTGCGATACAGGAGTAAAACCGTAATCGGTATCTGTATCAAACTCCCTCATAAAATCAGGTATGTCTGCCATTAGTTTTCTCCTTGTTTAGGTAGGTGCAATGAGCGGATTGACTTATTAGACTCTGGTATACGACCGTTGTTTTTCAGTTGCTCGCTCTGCACCCCTATATTATTTAGATTTTGCACTTTGTCTAGCCTTGTGTTTTTTCATAACTTGCTCTGTTTTGATTTGTTTTGTTGACTTTGTTCCCATTTCATTTGCTAAAGCACTCATTGGGTGTGCTTCTGCAACCTTTGATAATGTTTCTTTCCAACCACTATCTGATCTGTAACTAGCACCACTTACACCTGCAACAATTCTTATGCCTGATATATTTTGCTTGATGTGTTTGTTCTTTTTAAGATACTTTTCCATCTCGTCAATAGTCATCATCTCGGTAAACTCTTTACCAGTTCTTTTGTTTGTAAATGTGTATATGGGCATTTATTTAAGTGTTAGATGAAACAATAATTGATTAGTCACCATAAGCATATCTTCTAGTATGCTTTCTAAATCCATTTGTCCTTTGACTTTGCTGTTTTCTGCTATCTTCGTTATTCGGCTTACTTGTTTTTGTACTTCGCCTCTAACTTGACCATTGTCAGCGTAATTCATTATGCCAGGTCTTAATTCAGCACTAAACTTAATTCTAGTACCTGATTTGCCTTGCCAAGTTTCTACAAACTCGTCATTTAATTTACTAAACTTTTCATAATATTCACCTGTTGTTTCATGCTCAGAATATGATTCTGTTTGCCAATGGTAACTTTGAATATCATTCAAAAAGTTCATATTTAATTGTATAAAATCTGTTGTATTATTCATAATATTATTTAGTATTTGCTATATCTACTATCCTTTGTATTAGTGACCCTAATCCATTCTGTCTTTGCATTGTAAGTAGTTCTCTAACACCTAGAGGTATAAAATCCTCTATAGTAAGAGCAGCCACTTCATCTCTAGGACAACCATTGACTAGGTCTGTTATTAACTTCGCTGTGCCTTTTGTTATAAATGCGTCAGCGTCTATTTTATATATCATTGTATTATCTTCTTTTGCTCCACCAATCAACCATAGATTACTAGCACACCCTCGTATTCTATTTTGATCTGTTCTTAATTCTTGTGGTAATGATTCTACGTCTTTGGCAATGTCAATCAAATATGCAAGTCTATCATGTCCTTGCAACATTTTAAGGTCATCACCCTTGCTCTGTATTCGCTGTTTTATCATCTGCAATTCCTTGAGCATACCAATCAGGCATAACTGCACCATGTTTTTCCCACTTGGCAAATCTTTTTTTCTCTAGTATGTAATACTTTCTGTATGAGCCAACAACGTCACCTGGTATCTTACAATGATCTGGCATTGCTGGTGTAGCGTCTGTTTGAATTGCGTTTAGTGGTGCATTTTTAGGTGGGTGTTTTAGTAGATCAGCAAGTTTAGTTATTGATACATGATCTGTATCTTTTTGCCATCTTAATTTGTATTCTTCGTTAAGTGCTATGAAGTGATTGAACAGCCACATATAGTTGTATGCTGACTTTAGTACCCATTGTGTACTAGGGTGACCTAGCCAACCTGCCTTGTATATGATTGCTTCTTCGTTAGAGTTTTCTAGTCGCCATCTTCTTATCTTACGACCATTCTTTGTGAAGTCTGTATATTCAATACCGTCAAGTACACGTTTTGCTGTACATAGCATTTGAGCAGACTCTAGTATCATTTTGATAATATGTTTATCACACATCATCTTGGCTGCTGTCTTCGGGTTTTTATCTACGTAAAATATATTCATTAGTGTATCAACTTTCTCATAACATAGTCGGTCATGTTGTATTGTTTAGCAAGTTGCATAAGTTTATTATACCATAAATTTTTGAAAGAGTCAAGTTGAGCATTAGCACATGCTTTTGCTAACGCCTTGAGTCTTCTAATCTTTGGGTCTTCTTGTCTTTTAATATCTTCTTCGTGTATCATAGGGTCTATTATATATCAATTTATCTGCAAAGTCAAGCATTAAAAATACTTGTTTTTATAGTACTTATAGAACGCTTTATCAGTAAATAATTCTGCGATTTCGTTTGTAGGTACTTGATCCATTCTAATACAATCTGCAAGTGATTCGTATTCCCATGTATCAACTTTACGTGTCATCTTTTTGCCTTGAGCATTCTCTGCTAAAGTTCTTACGTTTCTTTTGTGGTTATCTGATTGAGCATAACTCATTGACAATCATCTGCTTTCCACCCAGGCATATCTTTCATTAAATCATCCATAGGACCTTTAACTTTTTTCTTATATTTTTTCATATGATTTCTGCCTGCAATTAAATATGCAACAAAGAAACCTATAACTGTTACTGAGCAACCTATGAAGCCCATTAACAAACCATGCTCTACTGTCATTTACTCTCCTCTAGTTTTCTTATTTTCTTTATCATTCTTATAACTCTTTTGTCATAATCTGCTGTAGTAGAAAACTTATCTAAAGTTTTGATAAGTTGTATAGAATCAAGTTGTTGATTTTTATCTAACATCTTTTGCCTTAATACTCTAAACTCTTTGTAAGCATTATGATTGTTAAGCAATCTTACATACTCTTTAACACTATCACATTTACTAGCAAATACTCTTACACCCCAACCAGGCCACTTCTCAATGCCTTGTGGTAATAAGTGTGGTGTTGATTCTGTCCATGTTCTAATGCCATATAAGTTATTACCTTTTACTGCAAATCTACTATTACCCCAACCAGACTCTAACGCAGCCTGACCTATAATCATCTCGTATGGTACTCTTTGATCTTTAGGTAATGAAAAATTAATATAGTTTATACATTTGTGCATAGCACGTATAAATTGAATATCATTGCTGTATGTAAATTCAGGCTCTTGTAGTCCCATTTCTTCTATCTTTTTCATATAGAATAAATCAAGTTCTTCGTTGACTTGAGCCTTCGCTGTTTTGTTAGGATTGTATGTACCGTAGGCATAAGCAGCAACGCATAATGCCAATATTGTAAAAAATACCTTTGTATAGAACCAAGCCTTGTTTGCTAGTCTATGCCAATTATATGATTTGCCCATCTTTAACCACCTTTTTTAAGTCTTTTATTGTTTTCTTTTTATCAATCATAACATCATACCATTTGTATCTGACCATGTGTTCGTTACTAGGTCCGATTAGTGGGATGTCGTATTGTCTTTGAAATGTTAATAAGCCTTTTAAGTACAATGGCACAAGTATATCTAGCACACTTGTTTTGTCTTTGTAATCTTTAGGTAGAGTAGGCGTCTTCCAGAAGCCTTTACCTTTGA